ATGGAAGATGCGATGTTAATTCATCGTATTACTCGTGCCCCAGATCGTCGTTTATTTTACATCAATATTGGATCAATTCCTCCAAACGAAGTAGAAAACTACATGCAAAAAATGGTGTCTAAATTGAAAAAAACTCCATTTATTGACGATAAAACAGGCCAATATAATTTAAAATACAACGTAATGAATATGTTGGAAGATTATTATATTCCTGTAAGAGGTAATGACACAACAACTAAAATTGATTCTGTAAAAGGTTTAGAATACGACGGAATTAAAGACGTAGAATACTTAAGAGAAAAATTATTTGCTGCTCTTAAAGTTCCTAAAGCGTTTATGGGTTATGAAAAAGACTTAACTGGTAAAGCAACATTAGCTGCTGAAGATATTCGTTTTGCTCGCACAATTGAACGAATTCAAAGAATCTTAGTAAGTGAATTAACCAAAATTGCACTAGTTCACTTGTATACTCAGGGATATGACGGTGAAGCTATGACAAATTTTGAACTTAGTTTAACTACACCATCAATTATTTATGATCAAGAACGAATTACGTTGTTGAAAGAAAAAGTTGAATTAGCTAAGAGTATTATGGAAAGTGGATTGATGTCTAGTGATTGGATTTATGATAATGTATTCCATTTCAGTGAAGATGAAATTGATGAGTTGAGAGACTTAGTAGTAGAAGATAAGAAGCGCTTGTTTAGAATGAAACAAGTAGAAGAAGAAGGAAACGACCCAGCAGAAACAGGACAAGCATATGGAACACCACACCAATTAGCTACAATTTACGGTAAAGGAAGATACACTCAAGTGCCTAATGCTCCAACTGATATTCCTATAGGATATGATGAAAATGAGCCTAATATTGTAAGATTACCTGGTAGACCTCAAGAAAAGACTAGTATTAAAGATACTCAACAAAGTCCATTTGGTAAAGATGCTTTAGGTCGTAAAGAATACTCATCATCAGACGATGGAGAAGATAAGTATGGTAAAACTAATCATAAAGGTGGTAGTCCTTTAGCTTTAGAAAGTAAAGCTCAATACTACAAAAATAAATTTATGTTTGACATGATGCCTAAACCTGAAACTAGAAAAATCAATTTATTTGAAAGTAAAGACGACGATGGTTTACTAAGTGAAGACAATATTATGCCTTTGTAATCCCAATACATATTTATTATTAGAGCTTCACATGAATCAAATTAAACATTCAAAGTATAAAAATACTGGAATTATTTTTGAACTATTAGTTCGTCAAGTAACTAATGACGTTTTGACTACTGGAGATTCTCCTTCAGTAAAGATTTTAAAGAAATATTTTTCGAATACTGAATTAGCTAAAGAGCAAAGACTTTATAACTTAGTAAATACTCAAGAGAAATTTACAGAAGGTAAAGCAGAAACTATATTACAAACAATTGCTGAGTCAGCTTTAAAATTTGATTTACAAAAATTAAATAAAGAAAAATATAACTTAATTAAAGAAATTAAGAAACATTACGACTTAAATAATTTTTTCAGAAATAAAATAAATAACTATAAAACTAGTGCTAGTGTTTACACATTGTTAGAATCGTATCGTTTACCATACTTTACAGATCCTAAACAAGTAGTAAATAGTAAAATTACTCTTTTAGAACACTTAACTCAAAAAGAAATTATTAATAAAGAAAACGAGGAAATAAAAGAATTTTTACAAGAAAGTAAAGACATTCGTATTTTAACCTATAGAATGTTGATAGAAAAATTCAACGACAAATACAGTAATTTTACTCCTCAACAAAAAGTTATATTAAAAGAATACATAAATAATATTAATGATTCTGCTAAATTGAAAAAAGTAGTAAACGATCATTATAATTACTTAAAACTTACTTTAAATAGTTTTGCAGAAAAAATTCAAGAACCCGTTACTAAAATTAAAATAAACGAAGGTATCAAGTTAATTAAACCTATTCAGAAAAATGAAGCTCCTAAAGAAGAACATTTAATTAATTTGTTACAATATTATGAGTTGTTAAGCGAAATTAAAAAAGTAATTTAATGAACAAAAAACAGCTTAAAGAAAGAATTAAAAAATTTGCTGAAAAACGCTTAAAAGAAATGTCTACTGGAGCTGGTGCTACTAGTGGATTTCAAACAGGCGTTGGTTACCAACATCAAGGTAAAAAACCAAAAAACGAGACTAAACAAAAAATATTTCAAAAACCACCTAAAAATGGTAAAGGAGTTCCTTCTGTATTCACACCAGGCGCTAAAGACTTAAGTGCATATAAAAGTATTGGATACAGAGAAGTAAAACCTAGTGAAATGATTGACGCTAAGTATCTTTGGGCTGGTAAAGGAGGCTTAAAAGAAGCTACTAATCCAAAAGACACAATTAAAACTGATGTTCCTTTATTTATTCGTTTATTAGAATATGCTCGTGAAGATGCTAAAACAGATATGGATCTTCATAATGTTACTGAAAACGTTATTAAATTAAGCACAACAGGTAATACTCTTACTATGGCTAATTATGATACTATAGTAAATAAACAAAAATTAAACGAATCACGTTATAGTCAGTTTAAAAAACAAACTGAAGTAGTTAAGCCATCAACCCAGATAAATACTGCCTTAAAAGAAGTTAGAAAAAAACTTCAAGAAGTAAATAAAATCGCTGGTTACACTAAAAAACTTAGACAAGATTTAAGTGAAAGCAATGATGTTGCGTATAATAAACGCACTGAAGCTTATTTAGAACAGTTAGTCAAAGAAACCGCAACGTTGTATCAAAACTTAAAACAAATAAAGGAAAATGGCAAAGGTAAAAACAAAAACATCGTCGATTAAAGTTTTTCAAGTAAAACCTAAACGTAGACGTCCTGGAATTCATGCTAAAACAAAAGCAAGTAAATCAAAATCTAGTAAAAATTACGTAAAAAGATACGTAGGACAAGGATAATACATATTTATTACCATGAGTAATCCTAATAAATCTTACTTTGATAAGTATACTCTTCCTGTAGTTCGTGATATAGATAAAGTTAATATCTACGAATTTGAAAATGGAATGGACTATGAAATTACAACTTCTGGTAAAACCATTAATGTTGATACTATTAAAGAAGCCCAAAGCAAAGTTTTGAAAAATCTTAAAAAAGATCCTAATTTTTACACTAACATGTTAGTAAACGAAACCATTAAAATGGTAGGTGAATATGGATCTGGTAAAAAACCTGGAGTAAGAGAAACAGCTAAAAGTGCTGAAGCCGTAAAAAAAGACGGTAAAATGCCTAAAGCAGATAAACAAGACAGTCCTTTCGGTCTTAAAGACGAAGTTAAAGGTAAATACAAGTCTTCTGGAATGGAGCCAGCTAAGTCAGCTAAATTAAATGAAGGATATGATGTTCATACACTCAACCCAGCATCTTACTTAGCAGCTATGGATAATAATAAAGAATTTATCGCAAAAGTAGCAAAAGAAGTTAATAACGATGTTGCTAAAAAGAATATTGTTGTTAAAAAATTAAAACAGTATGCTGAAAAAAACGATAAAGACGAAGAAATTCAAGATAAAGTAAAGAAAGCTGTTAAGAAATTAAATGATGCTACTCCAATGCGTGAGTCTAAAGGTATTCCTTCAGAACAGTTGAAAAAATTAAAACAATTAGTAGCTAAATTAAAAGAAGAAGGTAAGAAAGATTTAGCTAGTGCTTTAGAAAGACTTCTTAATAAAGGTGTTGATGAAGGAATGGATTACACAATTAGTAATCAAGAAACAGCTGATAAACCAGGTCCAGGATTTTACAATCAAGGAACATTAAGTGGTTTTGAAGAAGACGTAAACGAAGACGTAAACGTAAAAGATTCTAGAAAAATTAAGTTAACTCCTACTACTAAAAATCAAATTTTAACTTTAGTTCATGAAATGGCAAAATCTTTAAAAGAAGCAGATCCTAGATTATCAACATTAGATTCACAGCAAGCTGCCAAAGAAACTGAATTAGCTACTATATTACAAAATAAAGCTAATATATTAAGACAACCAGGAACTCAAGGATAATGTCTAAACAAGTTTTAATAGAATACTTAGCATTTAAGCCATCACCTCAGTCTCTTAATGAGGCTAAGATGAATCCTACTAAAAATTTAGTAGTAGAAGGTGTTGTTCAACGTGCAGATGCTAA